GCCTGGCGCCCGCGCAGGGGCAAATGCGCGGGGCACTTCTTTCCGGTCTTGTCGCCGGCGGCCGGCACGACGAGAACCGCCGCGCCCAGCCCGCCGTGGCGGGTAGTCGGATGGGGGCAACCACACCGAGAATCGAATGACACAGCCCAAGAAGGCGCAACCCGACTGGGAGCGCATCGAGGCGGCCTACCGCGCGGGCGTCATGTCCCTGCGCGAGCTTGCCACTCTGCACGGCATTACCGAGGGGGCCATCCGCAAGCGCGCCAAGCGTGACGAATGGCCCCGCGACCTGGCCGCGAAGGTGCAGGCCAAGGCCGATGAACTGGTACGCAAGGAAGAGGTACGCAAACAGGTACGCGATGAAACGATTGCGTACCGCGAGAGCGAGGCTGTAGCCATCGGCGCCAAGCTGGTGGCCGAGGTCAAGTTGTCGCACAAGACCTCGCTGACCCGCATGCGTACCCTGTGCGACACCCTGATGGGCGAGATCGAGGCCGAGACGAACAACCCGGGCCTATTCCAGGAACTGGGCGAGTTCCTACGCGGTGAAGACGACGCGGCCGCCGACAAGCGGGCCGAAGTCTACCGCCGCGCCATATCGAGCGCAGGGCGTCTGGACGGCGCCAAGAAGCTGGCCGACATGTTGAAGGTGCTGATCCCGCTGGAGCGCGAGGCCTACGGCATCTTGCCGACGCCCCAGCAGATCAACCTGAACACCACGCCGCGGAAGGCTGATGACCTCACCGACGAAGAGCTACTTACCATCGCAACAGGAAGCCGCCCGGGAACTGCTGATCCGGAGGCGGGCGAGGGCTGACATCCTCCAGTACGCCAATGCGATCGAGGTGCCGGGCCGGCCTGTGGACGAGGAAGACCCGGACACGGAGTTTTTCGAGCCCATCGAAACGACGATGGCAACACATCACCGCCTGCTACTGGCGAAGCTGGAAGAGACCAGCCAGCGCCGGCATGGGCGGATGATCGTGTGCATGCCGCCGGGCAGCGCCAAGTCGACGTATGCGTCGGTGGTGTTCCCCTCCAAATACCTGGGCGCCACGCCGGGCCGGCGCGTCATCCTGGCCAGCTACGGCGACGACCTGGCCCGCAAGATGGGGCGCCGCACGCGCTCGATCATCAACCAACCCCGCTACCGGAATATCTGGGGCGCGGGCTTGGTGACCGATTCGAACGCCGCCCAGGAATTCGCGCTGTCGAACGGCAGCGAGTACATGGCCTGCGGCATTCTGTCGGGCATTACCGGCAACCGGGCGCACGGCATCATCATCGATGACCCAATCAAGGGCCGCGAGCAGGCGAATTCGGACACGATCCGGAACAAAACCTGGGACGCCTACGAAGACGACCTGAAAACACGCCTGATCCCGGGCGGCTGGATTGTCCTGATCACCACCCGGTGGCACGAGGACGACCTGGCCGGCCGGATTCTGCCGACAGACTGGAAGGGCGAAAGCGGGCTGATCCGCTGCAAGGACGGCAACGACTGGGAAGTGCTGTGCATCCAGGCGCGCTGCGAGGTCGACAGCGACCCGCTGGGCCGCGCCCGGGGCGAATACCTCTGGCCGGAATGGTTCGACCGCCAGCACTGGGCGCAGTTCGAAAGCAACTCGCGCACCTGGTCGTCCCTGTACCAGCAGTTGCCAACGCCGCTGGACGGCGACCTGTTCAAGCCGGACCAGATCCAAACCATCGACGCGCTGCCAGCTGGCCGCATCGACTGGGTGCGCGGCTGGGACTTTGCCAGCACCGACGGCGGAGGCGACTTCACGGCCGGCCCGAAGCTGGGGCGCCTCCCGACCGGTCAATACGTCATCGGCGACATGGTGCGCGGCCAGTGGGGCCCTGATCGTCGTGACAAGGCGCTGGAGAACACCGCGGCCCTGGACGGTCGCCAGGTGCGCATCAGCATCCCGCAGGACCCCGGCCAGGCCGGCAAGACGCAGGTGAAGTACCTGATACGTGGCATGCCGGGCTATCGCATGGTGAGCAGCCTAGAAAGCGGTGACAAAGTGGTGCGCGCCGAGCCGTTCGCTGCCCAGGTCAACGTCGGCAACGTGCTGATGATGCGCGGCGACTGGAACAAGGCGCTGATCGACGAGCTGCGTTCTTTCCCGAACGGCAAGCATGACGACCAGATCGACGGCCTCTCACGAGCGTTCGCCGAGCTGATCACCAAGCGACCGATGAATATCAACCCCGAAGCCATGAGGCGTGCATGAAATTACTCGACTGGATCCTGCGCAGGAATGCCCCCGCGGCACCTGCGCCGGCCCCGGCCGCGCGCCGCGAGCCTGGGATGAAGATCAGCCTGGAAGCTCTAGGGAAAGCGAACATCGCGCCGGCCGAGCCTGTGCCCGCGCCGGTGGGCGAGTTCAAGCGCCCCGCGGTCGCTCCCGGCGTAGTCCCCTCCACGATGACAAAGGCCATGATGGCCCAGGACTCGGCCATGGAGACGGTTTACGCCTACGTGAGCGAGGCCTACGCCGGGATGGGCTTCATCGGCTACCCCTACCTGGCCGAGCTGTCCCAACGACCCGAATACCGCAAGATGTCCGACGTCATCGCCAAGGAGATGACCCGGAAGTGGATCAAGCTGGAAGTGAAGGGCGAAGACGACAAGAGCGACAAGCTCGAAGTCATCGAGAAGGCCATGCGCAAGCACCGCCTGCGCTCCAAGTTCCGCCTGGCGGCCTTGCAGGATGGCCTGTTCGGTCGGTCGCAGATCTACATCGACGTGAAGAAGCCCAGCGGCACGCTGGCCTGGGCCGACCCTGACGAATTGCAGTCGATCCTGGTCAAAAGCCCGGCGAAGATCACCAAGGGCGCCCTGGCGGGCTTCAAGGTCATCGACCCGGTCTGGACCACGCCATACCTGTACAACAGCGACAACCCGATGCGCCCGGACTTCTACAAGCCGACGTCCTGGTTTGTCCTGGGGCGCCAGGTGCATTCGAGCCGCCTGTTGAACATTGTGTCGCGCGAGGTGCCGGACCTGCTGAAGCCGTCCTACAACTTCGGCGGGATGTCCCTGACGCAGTTGACCATCCCCTACGTCAACAACTGGCTGAAGACGCGCCAGGCAGTCGCCAACTTGATCGACGGCTTTTCGGTGGGGGTCTTCAAGAGCAATCTGCAATCGCTGCTGTCCGGTGAGCCCGGGGATGACGTTTTTTCTCGGATCGACGTCTTCAATCGAACCCGCAGCAACCGCGGGACCTATGCGATCGACAAGGACACCGAGGAGTTCGGTTTCGAGAACGTGCCTCTCTCGGGCCTGGATGCGTTGCAAAACCAGTCGCTCGAGCAGCTTTGCGTGGTGCCCGGCATCCCGCTGGTGAAGTACACCGGCATTACCCCCAGCGGCTTGAATTCGACCGCCGACGGTGAAATCCGGGTGTTCTACGACGAAATACTCTCGGTGCAGGAAGCTGTGTTCCGCGACCCGCTGCAGCAGTGCCTGGAGGTCATCCAGTTGGACGCCTTCGGCGAGATCGACCCCGACATCACCTTCAGCTTCGTGCCGCTGTGGCAGCTGAGCCAGAAAGAGCAGGCCGAGGTGCGCAAGCTGGACGCGGACACCGGCGCAGTGCTGATCGACTCCGGCACCATCAGCCCGCAGGAAGAGCGCGAGCGCGTGGCGGCGGACGAGACGAACGGCTACCACTCGCTGGACCTTGGCGACGATGACGACGACGGGGTGCCGGATGCTGTGCCCGGCGCGCCGCCGCCCGTGGAAGACGAACCGCAGGAAGACGCCAATGCCTGATCTCGTATCCCCGACTGGCCGAGAGGTGCCGCTGCGCCCCGTGCACGCCAACCAGGGGATCGAGGCGGCCTACCGCAAGCGCCTGGACCGCCTGATCGATGAGATGCAGCGGTCCCTGGTGTACTGGCTGACGGCGGCCTACCGGCGCAATGTACCGGAGATCGCCCAGGACGAAAGCCCGGCCATGGCGCTGACCAAGATGATGCGGCGCCTGGCCAAGCAGTGGCAGCGCCGCTTCGATGAGGCGGCCCAGCCGGTGGCCAGCGAGTTCGCAGAAGGCTCAATGAGCGCGGCGGACATCACGCTGCGCAACGCCCTGCGGCAGAAGGGCTTCAGCGTGCAGTTCCAGCTGACGCGGGCGGCCAATGACGTCTTCCAGGCCACCGTGCAGGAGAACGTCGGACTGATCAAGTCGATCGCCGCCGAGCACCTCCAGGACGTTCAGGGAATGGTCATGCGGTCGGTCACGCAGGGCCGCGACCTGGAAGGGCTGGTCGAGGACCTGCAGAAGCGGTACGGCATCACCAAGCGGCGCGCGGCATTCATCGCCCGCGACCAGAACAACAAGGCCACGGCCACCATCACGCGCGTGCGCCAGCAGGGCCTGGGCATCAAGCAAGCCAAGTGGCGGCACTCGCGCGGCGGCAAGCACCCGCGCAAGTCGCACCAGGAAGCCGACGGCCAGGTCTACGACGTGGACAAGGGCATGCTCATCGACGGCGAGTACATCCGCCCTGGCGAGCTGCCCAATTGCCGCTGCGTGGCCATCAGCATCATCCCGGGATTCGAAGAATGAACCAGCAGAACCACCACGGCTTGGCCTTCGACCGCGCCACCGTCCGCCGGATCGACGTGGACGGCCGGATGCACGTCGAGATCAGCAACATCAGCAAGGCCACGGTCAACCCGTACCGCGGCAGCGAGATCCCGGAATGGGAGACGCTGGGGCTGGACCCCAACCGCATCTACTTCCTGCTGCGGGACCCTGAAGAGTTGGCGCGCGCGGCGCCGACCTTCAACAACATCCCGCTGCTGTCCAAGCACATCCCCGTCTCGGCCGCCGAGCCGCAGAAAGAATTCGTGGTCGGGGCCACCGGTTCGAACGCCGGATACCTGGCGCCGTACCTAAAGAATTCCCTCGTCGTATGGGACGCCGTTGCGATCGCGCTTATCGAGTCAGATGAGCAAAAGGAGCTTTCGAGCGCCTATCGCTACCGTGCCGATATGACGCCCGGCATGTATGAGGGCGTCGCATACGACGGGGTGATGCGAGACATCCGCGGCAATCACGTCGCGCTTGTCGAAGTGGGCCGCGCAGGCCCGGACGTCGTCGTAGGCGACAGCAGTACCCTCAACCCTTCGGAGATCCCGAAAATGAAACTGAGCAAAACCGCCGCCGTCGTCGCCGGGGCACTCGGGGCGCATATCCGGCCCCGGCTGGCCCAGGACGCGGCACTGGGCGACCTGACCCCCTTCCTGAAGGGCGTCAGCCGCAAGAGCCTGAAATCGGAACTGCCGCGCATCGTGCGCGCCATGCAGAACCACTTCAAGGGCAAGTTGGCGCAGGACGCCGATCTGGAAGACCTGAAAGAGGTCATCGAGGTGTTCACCGCCCCGGACGTGGCGCCGATCGGCGAAGACGAAGACGACGCCACCGCGCCGGACGCCCTGGGCAACGATGACGAGCTGATGGGCAAGATCCGCGAAATGCTGGGCGAGAAGCTGGGCCCGGACGAAGCCGCGCGCGTCATGGCCGCCCTGGGCGAACCGCCGGCCGCCAAAGACGAGCCGCCGCCCACGGAAGGCACGCCCGCCAAGCCCGTGACCCAGCAGGCCATGGACGCCGCCCTGTCGAAGGCCCAGAAGGCGGGCGAGCAGGCTGCCGTCAAGCGCATGACCGATATCCGCACTGCCGAGCAGGAATGCCGGCCCATCCTCGGCGAGATCGTCGCCCAGGACTCGGCCGAGGCGGTCTACAAAATGGCCCTGGACGCCAAGGGCGTCGACCTGACCGATACGCCGCCCACGGCGTACCGCGCGCTGGTCAAGATGGCTCTGGCGCAAGACCAGGCTCCCCAAACCCCGCGTATGGCGTTGGATGCTGGGGCTCAGAAGAGCTTCCGTGAACGCTTCCCGCATATTCCCAAGGCGATCTAATCATGGGCTTCCAGAAACAGGTCTACATCGAACCGGCCGCCGCGGTTGCCGGCGACTTCGCCAGCTCCAACCCGCGTTCGACCGTCTTGGCAGGCCAGGGCGCCTTGGTGGCTGACACCGCAGGCGTGACCGTTGGTCGCTTCGCCTGGGCGGATGCCACCGGCAAGGTCACGAACGCCGGCTCCGGCGTGCCCACCGGCTTCGTGCACCGTGAGCAACAGGGCGTCATCACGGTCTTCCTGGCCGAGTCCACCATGCTCATCCCGGTCGGCCTGGGCGTCACGCTGCACAACGGGGGTGACTTCTGGGTCGCCACGAAGACGGCGGCCACCATCGGTCAGAAGGTCTTCGCGTCCAACACCGACGGCACGGTATCGACCGGCGCCGCCGGCGCCACGATCGCGGGCCACACCGAAACCAACATGTTCGTCGGCAGTGCGGGCGCGATCGGCGCTCTCATCAAGATGACCTCCTACAACCTGGGGTAAGACATGAAACGAAACCAAGACCTCGCGCTGCTGGAGAAGCACTTCGGCATCGTGTTCCCGGGCGCCATGGACTACCTGCCCGACGAGTACCGCCACGACTACGCTCTGGCCATGGATGCGGCCGGCCCGTTGGTCACTGTCAGCAACTCGGGCATCCCGAGCTACATGCTGAACTACGTCGATCCCGAACTGGTGCGCGTGCTGACGACGCCGATGCAAGGTGCCGTGATCCTGGGCGAGTCGAAGAAAGGCGACTGGACCACCCTGACCGCCACCTTCCCGGTGGTGGAATCCACGGGCGAAGTGTCGTCCTACGGCGATTTCAACAACAACGGCCGCGCCGGCGCGAACGCCAACTTCCCCCAGCGCCAGTCGTACCACTACCAGACCATGACGGAATGGGGTGAGCGCGAGCTGGAAATGGCCGGCCAGGCGAAGATCAACTGGGCATCGGAGCTGAATGTCGCGTCTGCCCTGGTTCTGAACAAGTTCCAGGACAACAGCTACTTCTTCGGCATCGCCGGCCTGCAGAACTACGGCCTGCTGAACGACCCGAACCTGTCGGCACCGATCGCCCCGGGCGCAACCGGCACCGGTTCCGGCACGACCTGGGCCACGAAGGATGGCGGGGCGGTCTACGACGACATCTCGCAGCGCCTCTTCGCGCAACTGGTGTCGCAGACGCGCGGCCTGGTCACGCGGCGCGACAAGCTGAAGCTGTGCATGTCGCCCGAGATCGAAGTCAACCTGACGAAGACGAACCAATACAACGTCAACGTCGCCGACCTGCTTGCGAAGAACTTTCCCAACCTGACCGTCGAAACGGCCGTGCAATACGCGACCGGCTCGGGCCAGCTGGTGCAGCTCATCGCCGAATCGATTGGTGGCCAGAACGTTGGCACCGCAGCCTTCACCGAGAAGATGCGCGCCCACGCGATCGTCCGCGAGACTTCGAGCTTCAAGCAGAAGAAGTCGCAGGGCACCTGGGGCGCCATCATCAAGGTCCCCATGGCCATCGCTGGCATGATCGGCGTGTAAGCCAAGCCGTCAGCAACGAACAGGGGCGCCCAACCGGCGCCCCATTTTTATTCGAGGAAGAGAAATGTCGACCGTTACCGTTGCATGCAAGCTGCCCAATGGCTTGATCCTGGACATCCCGGGCGCTCCCTCCGTCACCCTGAACGGTGCCAACCATCCCGATGCCATCGCCGGCCACGGCTTCACCGAAGTGCAGGCTGACTTCTGGGAATCCTGGACCAAGCTGTATGCCGACTTCCAGCCGCTCAAGAAGGAAATGATCTTCGCCCAGGGCAGCGAGCGCGGCGCCGTGGCCAAGGCCAAGGAGCGCAAGGACGAAGTGTCCGGGCTTGAAGGTCTGGACCCCGAGAAGCCTGCCGCCGGCATCGCGCCGGAGAAGTACGAAGGCAAGAAGAAATAGGAGCGGCCCATGGCTGTCGTCGTCTTTGACCCTGCCGAGTTTCGGCAGATCTACCCGTCCTTCGCCACGCTCACGGACCAGCAGCTGAACCATGCCTTCAGCATGGCCACGCTGTACCTGAGCAATAAGGACAGCAGCGCGGTCTGTGACGTCGACGAGCGCAAGGTGCTCCTATACCTGCTGACAGCCCACGTGGCAGCGCTGAGCTATGGCGAGAACGGCCAGGGCCCGCGGCCGCTGGTGGGCCGCATCAGCAGCGCAACCGAAGGCTCGGTGTCGGTATCGGCCGAGTACAACGTGGCGCCGGGATCGGCGCAGTGGTACGCGCAGACCGGCTACGGCGCTCAGTATTGGGAGGCCACGGCCAAGTACCGGGTGGGCCGCTATCGGCCGGCGCCGACCGGGTACGCCGTCCCCGTGGTGTTCCCATGGCGGCCGTAGAGCTGAAGGGCGGCCAGGCTCTGGTGCGGCGGCTGGAAGAGATGGCCAAGAAGATGGGCGACGGCGGATCGCTGCGCGTCGGCTTCCTGGAAGGTGCGACTTACCCGGATGGCACGCCGGTTGCTCTCGTGGCAGCCATCAACGAGTTTGGCCGCCCTGATCGCAACCAGCCCCCGCGGCCGTTCTTCCGCCAGATGATTTCTGAGCGGCAAAAGGACTGGCCGCGGGCATTGGGTGCGGTGGCCAAGAACAACGACTACGACATCGACAAAACGCTGGGTCAGATGGGCGAAGGGATCAAGGGCCAGTTGCAGGAGTCCATCCGGCACCTGGATAGCCCGCCGCTGGCGCCTGTCACCGTGGCTCGCAAGGGCTTCGCAAAGCCTCTGGTCGACACCGGCCACATGATGAACAGCGTGGACTACGAGGTCGACACATGAATTTGCACGGAATCGCCAGCCCGATCATCGCTGCGGTCAACCCGATGATCGATGGCACGTTGCGCGCGAGCGACGGCTACGAGATCGGCGCCGGCCGCAAGCAGGTGCCGAAGTACAAGCCAGACGCGGCGGCGCGCCTGCAGGTACAGCCGCTCAGCGGCAAGGACCTGTCGCACATCGAGGCGCAGAACATCCAGGGGGTGCAGCGCAGCGTCTACATGTTCGGGGACACCCAGGGCGTCGTGCGACCGCTGGCCAAGGGTGGCGATCTGCTGGTCTTCGGCGGCCAGGTCTGGCTGGTGACTGTGGTCTTCGAGACCTGGCCCGACTGGTGCAAGGTTGGCGTGACCCTTCAGATGGACGCGGCACCATGAGCATTCCCGTTTCCGTCACCGAGGACGCGCTGGTGGAGGCGCTGGGCGCGTTCGTCCAGGTCATCGTCGGTGACCAGGTCGCGGTTGTGCGGGGGCAGCAAAACCGCGTGCCGTCGCCGAAGGGCCGCTACGTATACCTGACGCCGTTCTTGGCGCCGCCGCTGTCCCAACCCCGCACCACGTATGCGGATGTGCCTGACGCCGGCACCATGACCTTGACGAGGCCCACGCAATGGACCGTGCAGGTCGATTGTTACGGGGACAGCGCGCAGGACATGGCCGTGGCGGTATCCATCGCACTGCGCAGTGCATACGGCTGCGATGCATTGAAGGCGAGCGGCGCGCAGCCGCTTTACACCGGTGACCCGCGGCAACTGCCGTTTAGCACCGGTGAGCATCAGTACCTGGAACGCTGGTCAGTCGACGCGGTCCTGCAGTTCAACCCATCCATCACCGTGCCGCAGCAGTTTGCGGACGAACTCCACGTGGACCTCGTCGAGGTCGACACTACCTACCCTCCGGGAGCTTAAAGCTATGTCCATTCCCGCCAGTGAAATCGTCCAGGTCGTCCCTGGCGTGATCGGCGCCGGCGGATCGGCGCTCGACCTGAACGGCCTGATCCTGACCCACGATACGGCCGTGCCAGTCGGCACCGTCCAAAGCTTCGCCACCGCGCGCGATGTGCAGCGTTTTTTCGGTCCGACGTCGACCGAGGCAACCCTGGCCGGCATCTACTTCAACGGCTTCGACAACTCGACCCGCAAGCCCGGCAACCTGCTTTTCGCCCAGTACCCGGGCGAGGCGGTCGCTGCATACGTGCGCGGCGGCTCGATGGCCTCGACCACGCTGGCGCAGCTGCAGGCCCTGACCGGCGTGCTGACCGTGACGGTTGACGGAACGGCCAAGACGTCCAGCACCATCACCCTGTCGGCCGCCACCAGCTTCTCGAATGCTGCCTCGATCATCCAGGCCGCGTTCACGTCGTTCGGTGCTTCCTGCACCTATGACGCCCAGCGTTCGGCATTCGTGATCACCTCGGCCACCGATGGCGCGGCGAGCACCGTCAGCTATGGCAGTGGCACGATCGCGGCCGGTATTAAGCTGACGCAGGCCACTGGAGCGGTGCTGTCGCAGGGCGCGGCGGCCGGCGTGCAGGCGGTAAACATGGGCGCGATCACGGACCTCACCCAGAACTGGGCGTCGTTCATGACCACGTTCGAGCCCGATACGGACGGCAAGGTCGCCTTCTCGGCGTGGACGAACAGCCAGGGCAACCGCTACGTCTACGTGGGCTGGGATACCGACGTCGCAGCCACGCAGCAGGGCAGCACCACGAGCTGGGCCGCGCGCTTGGCGGCGAACGAGTATTCCGGCTCGGTTCCGGTCTTCAAGGACATCCAGCATGCCGCGTTCGTCCTGGGCGCGGTGGCCGCGATCGACTTCGCTCGCACCAATGGCCGGATCACCCTGGCCTTCAAGAGCCAGTCGGGCCTGGCGTTCTCGGTGACGGACGCCACGACCGCGCAGACGCTGATCGACAACGGCTACAACTTCTATGGCGACTACGCGACCAGCAATGACCGCTTCCGCTTCTTCTACCCCGGGCAGATCAGCGGCAACTGGAAGTGGATCGACACCTATGTGAACCAGATCTGGCAGAACGCCGCGCTGCAACAGGCGCTGATGACGCTGCTCACGCAGATGAACTCGATCCCCTACAACCTGGACGGCTACACGCTGATCGACGCGGCCTGCCTGGACCCGATCAACGCGGGCGTGAACTTCGGCTCCATCCGCGCTGGCGTGACGCTGTCTGCGCAGCAGAAGGCCCAGGTGAACAACCAGGCCGGCGTGGAAATCGATGAAACGCTCCAGACCCGCGGCTGGTACTTGCAGATCAAGGATGCCAGCCCCCAGGTGCGTGAAGCGCGCGGCACGCCGCCGATGACGTTCTGGTACATGGACGGCGGTTCCGTCCAACAGATCACCCTGGCCTCGCTGGCCGTCCTGTAAGGGCAACACATCATGACGACTTTGACCAGTGCCAATTCCGTCCTCATGCTGGGCGTGGGCACCGTTTTCGCGGTGCCGCGCAAGATCGAGGGCTATGCGACCGACGACGCCTTCGCGTTCGACGCGGTGCAGCTTGCCCAGGCCGTAATGGGTGTGGATGGCCGGATGTCTGCAGGCTATACCCCGCAGCCGGTCATCCAGACCATTACGATCCAGGCTGATTCGCCGTCGAAGGTGATTTTCGAGGTGTGGATAGCCGCGATGAAAACGTCGCGCGAGGTGTTCTTCGCCAATGGCACCCTCGCGATTCCTTCGCTCGAGCGCAAATATACTCTGCAGCGCGGCGTGCTGACCCAGGCGCCACCGGTGCCCACGGCCCGAGCGATCCTCCAGCCCATGACGTTCCAGATCACCTGGCAAGACGTCAGCCCGGCGGTGGTGTGATATGGCCCGTAAGCAAAAGACCATCACCATCACCGCAGCCGGGCGAGACAAGGGCAAGGCGTTCCTGATCACTGAGCTGTCGGCCGCCGAGGCCGAGGACTGGGCGGGCCGCGCGCTGTTCGCGCTCATGAATGCTGGAGTCCAGATCCCGGACAACATCGCCCAGGCTGGCCTGGCCGGCTTGGCATCCGTCGGCCTGAAAGCGCTGAACAGCCTGAAGTTCGAACAGGCTAAGCCGCTTTTCGACAAGATGATGGAATGCGTGCAGCTGGATATGGGCCGGGCCGGCTCTCGGCGGCTGGATGACGAAGACATCGAGGAAGTGGCCACGCGGTTGCTCCTGCGCCGCGAGATTGTGGCGCTTCACCTGGATTTTTCGCCAGCCGCCGGCCAATCGACTACGGCGTCCAGTCCTGGCACGGCGGCAACCACCGGCTGATCAGCTACGCCAACGTGCCGCCCAACGTCGCCGCGGTTATCTCTCGGCACCCGCACATGCTGCACGACCTGCAGACCGTGTACGGGGCCGAGGATCTCTACAACCTGCTTGAGGTGATCGCGGTAGACGCGCACAACAGGCGTGTGCTATCCGAAGTGAGGAAGTAGCAATGGCCACCGTTCTGGATGCGCTCTTCGTCGAGCTGAAGCTGAACGCCAAAGGATTCAAGCAGGGCGTGGCCGAGGTCGACCGTTCGCTGAAACATACGACGGATGAGTCTGGCCGGGCTGCGCGGACGATGGAGGCCAATGGCAAACAGGCCGCCATGTTCTTCAGCCGCATGCGCAACGAGGCCCTGGCGCTGCTGGCGGTGTTCACTGCCGGCGTGGGCCTGAAAAACTTCACCGCGAACACCATCAGCGGCGCGGCTGGCCTGGGGCAGATGTCCAAGAACCTGGACATGAGCACCGAGCGCCTTCAGGCCTGGCAGCGGGCCGCCGAGCGCGCGGGCGGGTCGGCGGAAGGCATCACCGCCCAGTTGCGCCAGTCGGCCAGCGAGGTGGCGAAGTTCCGCCGCGGTATGTCGGCCGAGACGTTGCCGGCGTTCTTCCAGTTCGGCGGCAAGGTCGAGGACCTGAAGGACGGCAATAGCTACCTGTTGGCGCGCTCGCGCATTGTTTCGGAGATCTACAAGACCGACCGGGCCCGCGCTGCGCTGGCGGCCCAGATGATGGGAATCTCGGACGATCAGTTCGATCTGATCAAGCAGGGGCCTGCTGCCATTCAGCAGTTGGTGGTGGCGCAGGAAAAGCGATCCTCGATCACGGCGAAGGATGCACAGGACGCCCAGCGGCTGCGCAACATCTACCTGGACTTGCGCGATACCTTCGAATCGGTCGGCACGAAGGTGTTGATCGCGTTGATCCCAACCTTCGAAAAGTTGCTGAAGGCGGCCCAGAAAGTGGGGGACTACTTCCTGCAGAACCGCCAGCAAATCGTGCAGTGGATCGACCGCATGATTGACGGCGTGGGCAAGCTAGTCGAGAAGGCAGACCAAGGGGCCCAGGCTGTGGGCGGCTGGAAGAATGTCCTGATCGGCCTGGCGGCACTGAAAATCCTGTCTATCGTGGCGCCTATGGCGTCATTGGCGACTGCATTGGCGTCCATTGGCGCCTCGCTTGGGCTTATCGGTGGGGCGTCTGGTGCTGCTGGCGTCGCCGCCCTGGGCACAATCGCCACCGTGGCCGGCGGCGTGGCGCTTGCCACCTACAGCAAGTCGCTGAACCAGGGCGAGAACGTGCAGGTGAACGCCTTGAACAATCCGGCCTACCAGAGCGGCAACAAGGGCGCTATGGACGCAATCAAGTTCTTCGAAGGAAAGGGTTACTCGCGCGAGCAGGCGTCCGGAATCGTGGCGAACCTGATGGCGGAAAGCAACCTGAACCCGAAGGCGGTGGGTGATAACGGGCAGGCCGTAGGGGTTGGTCAATGGCACCCGGTGCGTCAGGCTGACTTCAAGAAAGCCTTCGGCATTGACCTGAAGGACGCGACGCTGGCCCAGCAGTTGGCGTTCGTGGACTGGGAGCTGCGCAACACGGAGCGCACGGCCATGGAGAAGCTGCAAGCGGCCAAAACTCCCCAGCAGGCTGGCGATGCGGTTTCGCGGTACTACGAGCGGCCCAAGGACCGCGACGGCGAAGCGGAGAAGCGCGGCGCTGCAGCAGCCGCGTTGTATGGTGCGGCGCACATCGCGAGCATCGAGGCTTCCGCGGGTTCTGCCACGGCCGCGTCAGCCCAGGCATCGCCGCTGGCAGCGCAGTCCGGGGCGAAGCCTATGCCGCTTAACACCGAGAACAACCACGAGGTCAACATCCACGGGCCAGTGACCATCAACACGCAGGCGACCGACG